GAATTTGTTCTGGGTTACAATTATCCCTAAATATCTTGATTGCCATCAATGATTTTCTCAAAGATTCTTTTAAATATTCCACCGCATCTGTAAAACAATTCATAGTTTCTTCTTCCAATGGAAGCTCAAGTTTAAGCTTTCGGGGAGAGGGAGTATAGCTGAATGGATCAAAATTTAAACGAACTACCGCGTAGGTCTCTCTCTCTTTCATAACATCCGAATCTACTCTTCCCATTGTAAGCGTGTCCGAATACAATGCTTCAAGGTTTCTATAGGACAACAATGATAGTGATGATGGTCCACCACTAGTAAACGCTTTTTTGTCATAATAGAAAGAAGCATCAGTATGAAAAGCCTTCACGAATCCCGTTCTCTGAGTTTTGAAACTATTTAAATTCAAACTACTCAAAAAAATAGTAGAAATTGAGCCACATTGTAAATGATACGCCATATACGCAAATATTTTTTTGATTTCCTCGTCTGCTTGGGTAGACAACTCGTTTGCTATCCTGTAACTGACAACACCATTTTTATTCGGCGTAGGACCAAATAATTGAACTCTGAGAGACATCACTGTTCTGTAATGGGGTGATGGAATAAGTTGACAGGCAGCTTCTGAAATACATGCCATCACAACTGAAACAAAAGTATAAGAAAACTGTAATTGCGGAATCTCTGGTTTGTTAAATGTAGAGTAAACAAAATAATCAATTAGTCCTTTAAAAAAAGTATCATCTCTATTGAAGCCGAATCCATTAATAAAATTGTTACGATTCAATCTAAGACCTGTGAATACTCCGAAACATGGTCTATACCGTTGACACATTTCAAACTGAGTTACAAGCTGCACCATGCTAACAGTAGTATCAAATTCCGTATTGTTTTTTAAAAAACAATTTAAACTATCACATGCACCATCACACGCAAAAACCCGAATCGGATGCTGCTCAACCACCACCACCTCATCATGTGTCGTTCCAGCAGAAGCATCAGCAGCAGAAGCATCAGCAGCAGTAGCAAGAGTAGCCCTAATAACAACGCGTAACGGTTGCATACGTGTATCGGGGGTTGATAATACCTGCTCTGTCCAAGGGGTAACAACCTTAGTTTTTTTAAAAGCATCAATTTGTTCGTTTATTTCAGGAGTTAAAAATTTTAGGCAGTTAAATCCAACACCTTGATCCGAGAGTGCTTGTTGTAAACCAGTTTGTAATGCACTAAAAGAAACAAAGGTAAATGCCTGTGGATATTTCAAAAAAGAATATACTTCTAAAAACAACAATACACTTTCAACAACCTTTGGACTTACTAATTCATTTTTTTTAGCCATCATTAAATTAATAAACTCTTCACCTAGTGTTTTAAAGTATTGAACTAACGTTTCAGGTAATGCCGATCTTATCGCGATGTCAATCTGATTCAGATCGGATAAAGATGGTTCTGCATCTGCAGGCAGTATATTTATATTGAACATGAAACACACCCATATTTTGAATAAAATTCTATAATACTTTTTAAACTTATCAACTTTTGAGTTTGGTTCTTGTTCGGCGGCGAGCTGTCCTAAAGTTTGATCTATATTTAATTGTTGATGAAATATCATCAAGTCTGGATAGTACACTTCGCGAACATCAAATGGTAGTAAGAGTCGGTAAACTGCACCTACCTCCACAACATTTTCAACTTTAATTTGAGACATTTGTTAGTTTGTTTTTATATTTACAAATTATTTTTATTGTTGTATTATTTTTGCGACTCGTACACCATTATTTGCACATTTGTTCATGTTTGCACAAGTATCACACGAACAGCTTTCAAAATCGTACAAAAAGAAATTTTTTTTGGGAAACAAACTGATGATGTAAAAAAATGCAAACCCCCATGCTAAACCAAACAATGCACCTCCAACATACATTCCAAAATCAAACCCAGATAATGAATATTTTATTGCACCAATGTCAATAAATGCAAGTATTGAAAATACGATTGGTAATAATACCTTTATGGAAATGTCAATATCATCTTCAACATTTACAGCGCATGCTGACAAGTATCCGATTGAAGAATAAATAAAAGAAGTGATGGTTATCAGTTTCAAGTTAGAAATAAAGACTACCGCAAAACAACAGAATGTTATGATGATGTAAGTAAATCCGCGAAGTGGTGTATGATTTACAATGTTGATTCCAAGTGCTACTGAAGACATAACAAATGGAATAGTTTTTTGAATATTCAAAATCAAATCAACAAAAGATGATGATTTTTCGTCCATGAGCTTATAAATTTGAATATGGAAATATAAAATATGGTTTTCCTTTCCTAATATTATTACTTTAAAAAAAAAGTTTCAATAATGTTCAATAGAAATAGTTAGTACTGAATTACCATATACTTTAAATAATATACTTAAATATAATATAATGAATAGAGACAGATTGAATTATCAACCTACAACACCTACCTACAACCTGTAACTATGGGTATTCCAAGTTATTTTGCACATATCTTGAAAAAATACCCACGGATTATAAAATCATTGCATCAATTGTTGGTAATTGACAATTTATACATGGATTGTAATGGAATAATATATGAAGTTGTGCGACAAATGACATACGATTCAGACTCGTGTGCTGAGTTTGAGAAAGAACTAATAGAAAATGTTTGTAAAAGCATAAACAATTGTATTGAAATGGTGAACCCGATCAATCGTGTATTTATTGCATTTGATGGAGTAGCACCAGTTGCAAAGTTGAATCAGCAACGAGAAAGACGATTCAAATCATGGTATTTGAGCCATATGGAAAGTGACAAAAGAAAAATGATGATAAAAGAAGGAATAAAGGTGAATGCACCTAAAGCTTGTTGGAACACAACGGCGATCACTCCAGGTACAAATTTCATGACAGAACTTCACAAAATGTTGCATGAAAAATACAAAAATATGGATAATGTTATAGTAAGCAGTAGCAAAGAACCCGGTGAGGGTGAACACAAAATATTTGAATACATTCGTAAATTTGAAAAAGAACACAGCAAGCAAACAACTTTGATATATGGTATGGATGCAGATTTGATAATGCTGTGCCTTTCACATCTTAATATTTCTGAAAAAATATACTTGTATCGTGAAACCCCGGAATACTTGAAATCAATAAATGTGAAATTGGATGTGAATGAAAAATATTATGTGGACATTCCTGAGTTTGCGAATGAAATTGCAAAACAATTAACAAAATTAGAATTGTCAGTGAATGAAAAACATACTAAGGTATTGGATTACATATTCATGTGTTTTATGTTGGGGAATGATTTCATGCCGCACTTTCCAATGTTGAATATTCGCACCACTGGAATATCAACGTTAATGGAAACATATTGTGCAACTTTCAAATTGAAAGAAGGCATTATCCAAGCGTGCGAAAATGGATTAAAAATCAATTGGTTGCAATACAAAAAATTTGTACAGAATCTTGCATTACAAGAATTGACCCTCATTAGAAAAGAACACAATACTCGTGACAGACAATCCAGATACATGAGAGATAATGAAGATCCAGAAAACGTCATGCATGATGTCATGATGTTACCAATGATTGAACGAGAGGTTGAGATGTACATTAACCCATTCAAGAATGGATGGGAAAAAAGGTACTATTCTGAATTATGTGCGGTTTCAAATGTGGACTCATTGAATGAACTGTGTAGAAATTATTTGGAAGGTATGGAATGGACTTTCAAGTATTACACAACCGGATGTGTGGACTGGACGTGGTCATACAACAACCACTACCCCCCGCTGTTAAAAGATTTAGAAACCCATATTCCTGAAGAAACAATTGATTTATTGAAAGTCAAACCGAAAGACCCCATATCAGAACTGGTTCAGTTGTGTTATGTTTTGCCGGAACAAAATTACAGTTTACTGCCATGCAATGTGTCAAGGTGTTTGAAAAAAATAGTGAGTTCAAAAGAGCCAACTTTCAAATGGGCATATTGTAAGTTTTTTTGGGAATGTCACACAGACTTGCCAAAATTAAACATAAATGAAATAATTACAGTTATTTCAAAAATAAAATAAAAGATAATAATATACAAAATAATGTATCTGAGTAGGCTTTATAGTGTAAAACATAGTGTGCATCCCAAAAGAAAAAAAGGAGGCCAGAAGAAAAAAGCGTCACTGAAAAGAAAAAAAACGTCAAAAAGACGTGTTAGATATTAAAATATTTATTTGTTCAATAATATTACATAATGAAAAATATTATTAAATAATTCTCAAAATTATAGTTAAAATGAGTAACCCTTTCATAAATAAACACCAGCCTTTGCGACTTTCAGAATTTGAACAGCTGCCAACTTTGATGACAAAAGCGTTGTGTCCATTGATTGAGATGCAAGAGTTGAATTTATTGATACTTGGTGATTCTGGATCAGGAAAAACTTCATTAATAAATGCAATAATAAATGAGTATTACAGCAATGACCCATTCAAGGATGATAATATAATGACCTTGAACAGTTTGAAAGATCAAGGCATTCAATACTACAGATCCGATTTAAAAATATTTTGTCAAACTAAATCTCTTGTTTTTGGTAAAAAAAAGCTGGTTGTGCTGGATGACATAGATACTATAAATGAACAAAGCCAACAAGTGTTTCGCAATTGCATTGACAAATACAAACACAATGTATCATTCATTGCTTCGTGTACCAATATTCAAAAAGTGATAGACAATTTGCAATCAAGACAAATTATATTGAAGATAAATCCAATAAATTCAATTTGCATGCAAAAAATTTTGAATAAAATATGTGAAAAAGAAAAAATCAAAATAGATGAAGACGCTTCAAAATTTGTCTTATCCGTGTCAAACGGGTCTGTTCGCATTCTTATCAACTATTTAGAAAAGTTCAAAATAATGAATGTTAGAATAACCAATGAACTAGCGAATAAATTGTGCACAAACATTGGATTTAGCAATTTTGACAAATTTACGAAAAATTGTGCATCAAGTAGTATGAAAATTTCAGACTGCATTTTGGTGTTATATAACTTGTTTGACCAAGGGTATTCAGTCATGGATATTCTTGTAAATTATTTTGCATATGTCAAAAAAACACCACATTTAAATGAAAATATGAAATACAAAGTAATTGCAATCATTTGCAAGTACATAAGTATTTTTCATAATGTTCATGAAGACGAAATTGAACTTGCCTTATTTACAAACAATGTTTGCAAAACATTACGTTGCGGCGTTGTCACTGATTCAAATTTAATATCTAATTATGTTATCATTAGTGAATGAATGACAAACTTGTAGACAGTGATAACTCAATTGGGTCAGTTACAAAATCATCTTTTTTCAAGAGTAATGTCCCATTGGAACTACTTTATGATTTTGTTAACAAAATTTCACATAAAATTCCAAATACAGATCATCATTTGATTGACATAAATTCATATAAAAAATCAATTTATGTGGATGATTTTAATAAAAAATCATTACTAGACCACTTTTGTTACAGTTTGTTGCCTTACTACCATAAAGAAAAACAATTTTTTTTGACGAGGAAAATGTCTTATAACAGTTTGATTACAATTTTAAGACAAATTTGTCGTGGTTCAAATATTTATTTCAAATCTGAACGAAAATATGATAAATCAAAAACTCAAATTGTTCATTACATTGCATGTCAATAATACAACTGATATAATATCAAATATAATATATAAAGGGTTTATAAAGATGCCATCAATCAAGATTTTTTTATTTTATTTAGTGATATTTGTTGCAAGCATTGCGTATAATCGGTACAAAATTAATACAGACACCACACTTTTTGACAACTATGAATTGGTAAAAAAATATTTATTGAATGATAAAACACGAATGAACACACGAAAACCATTTATTTGGATATTTATTGATCATGAAAAAAATAATAGAAACTGGTCAAGTTGGGGATCCCGGTCGTCCATGTATTTGAATCAACCATATTTGCATTTATGCATTCGCAGCATCATTGAACATTGTGGAAAATCATTCAATGTAGTTTTATTGGATGATAAAGCGTTTAACAGACTCATCCCAAATTGGACAATTCCAACAGAAACTATGCCATCTCCATTAAAACATCATTTAAGAGATCTTGCAATGGCAAAGGTTCTTCAAAAGTATGGAGGAATGACGGTCCCTGCTTCTTTCATATGTTTAAAAAATTTGAGTTCACTTTATTTGAACAGGTTGAAAGAATCAAACCAATCCGTCTTTGTGTCTGAATTCCCGTCTTACATGGATGAAGTTCCATTTTTTCCCAGCAGCAAAATTATGGGATGTCGTAAAAATAGCACACTTATGATGAAATATGTCAATTATTTAGAAAGTATAGCCACTAATGATTATACAAATGAATACAAATTTTTGAATCAACCTGACAGATGGTTTTACAAATGCATGTTATCGGACCCCCATCAGTTGTCAATCGTTGATGGAACCATTATTGGAACTAAAACTGAAAACGGGAAAGCAATTCTCACAGAGGACCTGATCAGTGAAGAAGATGTGGATTTTTCACATGACATGTATGGAATTTACATTCCATCTGATCAAATTCTTAATCGCACCGCATTCCAGTGGTTTGCTCGTTTATCAGTAACCCAAGTTCTTACATCAAATACGGTTATTGGAAAGTATCTTCTCATTTCAAATGACATTTAATTTTCAATCAAATTGAATTGTGATTGTATTTTTTTGTGCCATTCACGAGCAATTTCATCTTGTTGAGCAAGTTTGAATGCCCGACACATGTTTTCTTCCTCTTCCCGTGCATGATGTTGACTCATTGCATTATTTTCACAAGAATACGTTTTTGAGTCCACATCTCTCGCCATTTGAATTTCATTCAAACTGCTGTATCTACGACTATTTGTATAATCTTCATGTGTTACTGGAATAACCGTTTCAGTGTGCGCTTTTTTCAAGTCTTCATACATCAATCCATTTGAAACACCAAACGTAAATCCACGCGAGTGCTCTTCAGGACATTGCCTCGTTAAATCATACATTGATCCGCCATTCATTGTGTTGAACGAACGCACTTCAGTTTTTACAGTGAGCGCTTGCTCACGCAATTTTTTTTTTCTTTCTTCTAATTGTTTCATGCCTTGGGCCCATGAACCTTGCTCTTGTATATTGAAATTTTCATTGGATTCTTCTTTCAACCAATTTCCATATCCGCTATCATTTTCTTCATCACATATGCGATTTTTTTCAAACAATTCATTGAACCACGTATTGAACTTGTTCGCATCCATGTTTTTTAATGAATTTTTTATTGAATTCATTTGAAATTCAACTCCACTTTTCAGTTCATCATATGTTGTATTGGTTTCACGAGAGGAACCACACCGCACTTGGTAAACTTCATACAACAGTTTGTATGCTTTTGAAAAAAATAAAAAATATTTCTTGTCCAATCCAGATTTGTCCGGGTGTGTTCGCATAACAATCATTTTAGCATCTCGCATGTGTTTTTCTGTAAAGTGTGTTGGAATTTTGAATAAATTCAAAATATCACAAAAATTATAATTGCTGATATTTAAATCCAACTCTACATCCATTTTATATTATTTCGTTCTTTTTGTTTTAATACTTTTGTGGTATATATTTTTTATTACAAGATATTTGATAACTGATCAATTTGTTCTTTGCTCAACTCAGTTGGCAATTCAACCAAAAATTTTATTTTCAGTGTACCATTTGAATTGTATCCCAATCCAGGCAACAACTTTATTTCATTATTGGTTATTGAACACGGTTTACAAGACATTTTGTAACTTCGGCCATTCAAATGCAACATGTCAAATGTAAATCCACATAGCGCGTCTTTCAAAGAAACTTTATGTTCAATTAATAAATCATCCCCTTCTCGTTTAAAAACATCGTGAGTTTGAATATTGAATTCTAAGTTCAAACTACCGCGTCTACCTCCAGATTTGGGGATTACATTGCCCTTATTTTTTATTTGCAACATGTACCCATCCGGCATTGATGGAGGAATTGTTATTATGATTTTCTCTGTTTGTGACCCATTTTTTTCGCTTTCATAATAATTAATGTGCTCATATTGTGTGATTCCGTTGTATGCATCACACAAGTTAATTCCGATCACCATGTTTACATCAAACTGTTCACTTATTGGTGATTCATTCATCGTTTGTGTGAAATTATGTATTACAATGTGGGGACTTCCTCCCACTCCTCCAAATATTGCTTCAAACAACCCCGGTGAATTTTGATGTGATTGATTTTGCACCGCTGAAAACAACATTTCAATTGGGTTTATCCCCATTCCCATTCCCATTCCTCCCATTCCCATTCCCATTCCCATTCCCATTCCTCCCATTCCCATGCTTCCCATTCCCATTCCTCCCATTCCCATGCTTCCCATTCCCATGCCTCCCATTCCCCCCATCATGTGAAGCCGATTCCCCATTTGCAACTCAAAGTCATAATTCGTTCGTTTTTCAGTATCACTTAACACAGAATAAGCTTCATTTATATCTTTGAATATTCGGTTAGATTCTTCAGAATTACCATTTTTATCGGGATGATGCTCCATTGATAACCTACGAAATGAGCGTTTTATTGCATCTAGTGTTGCATTTTGTTCTACTTGCAAAATATCGTAGTAAGATTTGTTTGACATATTGTTTTAATTATAAACAAACAAGTCTTCTTTATTATTTTTCAATATTATTGATTTTTGCATTAAAAAAAAAATTGAAAGCTTTTTGTAATGTGACAAGATAACTTCAAACAAACCGCTACGTTGTGAAACCATGTTTGCCTTTTTAAACACACCCAATTCCATAAAAAATTCCACAAAAGAAATCACAAACCTTCCTGGACTCTTTTCATGTGACATAGATAAAATCAAACTCAAACTGTTGAATTACACACACACCATGCGAGACAATCTTCGCAATGGTAGTCCCATATTCAGAAACATCAGTGAAGTTGAAGCCAAGATTGAGTACAACGACATAGAAAGCATAATATCTGGACGTCTTCCAGTTCCAACATCAGGATATCAATGCGGAAAACCAAACCCATTTGACAGCCACAGCAAACATGAAAATGCTGCGTTAGCATTTATCATGACCAAAGAACTCACATATCTGAACCATAACATTAGAATGCTTTCACTAATTGTGCGCAGGTACCAAGAAGAACCACAAGAAATCGGTTACCCCGAAAATGAAGGTGGTTTAACTGGAAGTGACACACCAGACTCAGATTCGGATTTGGATTCGGATTCGGATTCGGATTCAGATTCAGATTCAGAGAGCCATATTGAATATCCGTTAGTAAGGTCATCTGATTCATATGAACCTTATCGTTGTAGTCGTAAATGTGTGGTCACGACAACTGGAGTCTTCGCAGTTGAATCTCTTCGCAAAAAAGTCAACAACCTGTGTCGCTTGATCGAATTATCACCTACATATATGACTGAAACTTACTCCGAAAGATTAGGAAGTCTTGTCCTGTCAGACATCTTCATTTACTTTTCCAAGTTTGATGCAGACCATAGAAATCCTGTCGTATGGGCTTTTCTTGAGTTGCAAAACCTCTCACTAGCATGCATGAAATTGATGGAGTTATTTGCTTCTAACAATCTGTTTCGTCTTACCGAAGGCACTGAATTTGCAACATTGCAGGATCCGCATGATGCAATTTTCACACAAAGGCGTGATTCAACCTAACAAAACAATTACACGGTGATAGTCAAAAATAAATTAAAAAATATTTATATAGACACGTTTCAAAATATCAAAATGGCGGATCATAATTATAGAATGTTTGTCATCCCGAAAAATACTCGTCTTGGTCCAATTATCAAAAATACACGTGTTTCAAAAATGTCTTGGGATAAAAATGACTTAATAGGAGTTATCTCTCATACCAAAATCAAAATAGGTCAAATTAATCTAGATCAAGAAGTTGGAAAATGGATTAGACGATATGCTGAAGATATTGAATATAACACATATTTAGAAATAGGAACTTGGAATGGATATGGTTCAACAAAATGCTTTGCGGATGGTTTTACAAAAAGAAAAGATGATAATTATATTTTTTATTCATTAGAATGTAATACTGATAAGTTTAATATAGCAAAAGAGATATATTCTAATTTTAAAAATTTTCATATTTTAAATGAAGTATTTTTTAATGATATGCCAAAAAATATTTATGAAATGTTTCCAGAATTATTAGAAAATACAACACTAAAACATTGGAATGACATTGATTTTGAAAACATGAAGAATAAATCTATTTTCCTAAATCGTAAAGATTTACCGGAAATATTTGATGTAATTTTATTAGATGGTGGTGATTATACAACGTATTATGAGTATCAATTTATAAAAGACAGATGCAGAATTCTTATACTTGATGACACAAATGTGCCAAAATGTAAACAAATAGTAAAAGAACTCAAATCAGAACCAGATAAATGGGAAATACTCATGGAAACAAATGAGAGAAATGGTAATGTAGTTGCTAAGAGAAAAATGTACGTTATTAAAAACCATTTAAATTGAAATTTACAGTATTTCTATATTTCCAACCAACCAACATCTTTGTGAATGAATATTATTACGTTCAAAGGCAACGAGTACCCTCACTTTCAAACCGTCGGCAACGCATCGCAATTTGCAATACCGTACGCCAAGCATTACTGCAATGGCGTGGGGTATGATATTGGGTTTTGCAAGGAGGAATGGAAATACCCCGGCGCGATTGGCATTGACATATCATTGAATAACGGGTTTCACGCAGACAATCTACCCAATGACACAGTGGATTACATCTATTCCAGCCACTGTTTGGAACACGTGGATCACTGGGTGAAGACGCTGACGCTTTGGATTTCCAAATTGAAATCGGGCGGAATACTGTTCTTGTACTTGCCCGATTTTTCACAGGTGTACTGGAGACCGTGGCACAACAAAAAGCACAACCATTGTTTTACCCCCGACATCATAAAATCTTTTCTGTCGGACAACGGAATGAGCCGTATTTATTGTTCCGGGGTTGATCTGAACAACAGTTTCATGGTGGTGTGTGAGAAACCCTAAAAATATTTTAAACATAAAATACAAATACTATTCATTCGTCGTCGTAATAAAAAATATGCCGTTACGATTCAAACTGATTGTAGCAATGTGTCCAAATGGCGGGATTGGTTACAAGGGCAGCTTGCCATGGCCACACAATAAAACGGACATGGCCCATTTTGCCAAGCGAACCTCCGGCAGCGGCAACAACGCGGTCATTATGGGCGCGAAAACATGGTACAGCATTCCTGTGCGACCCTTGCGACGACGCGCCAACCTGATTCTCTCGTCTCAAACATATGAACCACAAATCCAGTCGGCCCATTGGTTTAGAACCATGCCCGACTTGTTCACGCATTTAGAAGCTGCCAAATACGACGAAGTCTGGATCATTGGCGGCGCCAGTATTTACGAGCAGTTTTTGGCCATGCATGCAACCGGTCAAATCAACATTGATGAAATGTGCATTACCACGATAGACGACGCCGGGTATGGTTGCGACACGTTTTTTCCGTTAAATGCATTGACTACAACCCAACAAAATAAAAATGAACAAAAATAAAATATGTCCGCCGGTTCAATCATGCGATTCAGAATGCGGTGTTCATGTCAAATATATCAGATGTTTTGGTTTTTTCTGCAAGGGCGTAATCACTAACTTTTTTTTCAAAAAAATTGCAAACAGATGGTAGACTTATTAATTCCATAAAATCAAATGGATTCGTTGATCCGTATATTTTATCATATCCCAATTGCAGCATTAATCGGTCGGCCACATATTCAATGTATTGCATCATCAACTTAGAATTCATTCCAATCAACCGACAAGGTAGTGATTCACAAATAAATTCACATTCAATTGACACTGATTCTTTTACAATCTCAACTACCCTTGATTTTGTTAATCTTTTATTCAATTTGTTGTAAAGCAATATTGCAAATTCGGTGTGCAATGCTTCATCCCTGGATATCAATTCATTACTGAAAGTCAAGCCTGGCATCAACCCACGTTTTTTCAACCAAAAAATGGAACAAAATGCACCTGAAAAAAAGATGCCTTCAACACACGCAAACGCAACAAGTCTTGATTGAAATGAACTTCGTTTATCATGTATCCATCGTTGTGCCCATTCCGCTTTTTTTTTTACACATTCAAACGTATCCATTGCATGAAATAATTTATTCCTTTTTTCAATGTTTTTTATATAACTATCAATCAACATGCTATACACTTGTGAGTGTATGTTTTCCATTGCAATTTGAAAACCATAAAATGCACGAGCCTCAGCTAATTGTACTTCTGTCATGAACCTTACTGCCAGATTTTCTAAGACAATTCCATCACTTGCTGCAAAAAATGCCAAAATCATTGAAATGAAAAATTGTTCATTTTCGTTAAGCGTATTCCAATCACTTTCATCCCGTGACAAATCTATTTCTTCAGCTCTCCAAAAACAATCAACCTGTTTTTTATACATGTTCCAAATTTCGTTGTCTTTTATTGGAAATAACACATATCTATCGTTTGTTTCTGATAATATAAGATCTTTTTCTTTGTTGTCTTTGGATTCTTTTTTCACGTTATCGTTTTCATCTTTTCTCTCTTCATAATCAATCTGATCAATCACCTGTGATTCCGGCATTTTATCGTGATAGTTGTAAGTTTCGTCTTGTTCTTAATATATTTTATATATAACATTTTATATAACACCGCAATCTACAAAAACATCAGATATTATTATACAATGACCAACCATGACATGCAACTTGCGTGTGACGGACGCCAGATTGCTCTTGAAGATTTGAAAGAAATAGAAAAAAAACAACATCAGTATGAAACTCAAATAGAATTATTTCAAAACGCTAAGCGCATTCACACTGCAATGCAAAGCAATCCATTACTATGTTCACTATTTAAAAAATACAAAACAAAATGTCTTGAATTATTAAAAAAAAAGAAAGAAGAAATATTTTGTCTCACAGAATTATCATCTTATTGTGAATTGATTGGAGATGTTTCTGACATTAAACGTATACAATCAGAATTAGAACTAATATATTCTCAACTGAATTACGTGGAACAAAATTTTGAATTTGAAGACGCGACAGATGATGAAGTTTATGAAGACGATGATGAATTTTATAATGAAGAGGAAGATGAAGATGAAGATGAAGATGAAGATGAAGAGGAAGATGAAGAGGAAGATGAAGAGGAAGATGAAGAGGAAGATGAAGAGGAAGAGGAAGATGAAGATGAAGAGGAAGATGAAGAGGAAGAGGAAGATGAAAAGGAAGAGAATAGCATTTTTTTAATGCTTGCCAAATAGTTTTTTGAGAGAATTGTGTAATTTTATTTTCCCTCCTTTTTTGAGAGTTTTTTTTTGTTGTTTGGATGATGTGTTGACTTTGAGTCGTGAATCATTGATAATTTGAAGCATATCCTCATTTGAAAAACTTTCACCGCACTCTTTGATGCATGCAACGATGTTTCGTTTGAATGTTGCAATTTTACGTTGGCATGGGGATAGTTTTGCTATCTCTCGTTTTTTTATTGAAATTTCTTTTTTTTTTTCTTTTTCTTCTTTTTCAAATTTTTTTGCAGCTTCTTCAAAGTATTCTTTTAATGGAACTACTTTTTTTCCGATTGCGCGGTTTTGTTGAAAAACAGCATTATCAATTTCAGGAGCATTTGTTGATACTCCATACCGCATTGCAATGAGGTCGGCTGTATTTTCAAACGCATTTTTTTTTGATTTAATATTATTTGGTTGAACGACGTTTGGATCTAATAATGTTGGTGCGATTCGTTTTTTTACCTTGATTGACATTTGCGATATTGTATATTACAATGCTATAATAATCCAATTTCTCTGTATATCAAACCCCGTGGTTTAATTAGTTGTTGATACCTTTTGCGACGTGTTTCAACAATTTTTTTCCATTTTCTTTGAAAGATTCTAATCCAAAATGTCTTAATGATTACAATTTCTTCACCAGACTCCATTTGAATCGGTTGAACAATTTCAAACATTGGGTAAACGCGTTTATTTCCAGTTGTGATTTTCCAATAAGCTCGTATTGGTCCATTGTAAATAAAAGCACCAGGATATTGTGAAATAAAAGAAAAAATAGAATTATCATAGAATGAATCCAAATGAACTTGACATGTATAAACGAAATAATCAGATGCGGCGGTTGAATAATAACCATGTATTGATTGATTGTAAAACTCGCATACGCCTAAACAATACATTTTGAATGACCTGAATGTATTGCATGTTGTTTCTTTATTAATGTTAAATGGTAATAAGTTAATAGAGTTAATCAGTTAATTGATTCGTTTGGTTCCAATGTCATTGCTGACAATGTAAATTGAATTTTCAGTCATTATGATGTATTCGGTTTCCACTTTGAAAATCTTTGCAATGGTGCTGGTGTATTCGTCTTCACTTTTTACTAAAAGTTTATCTTTATTTTCACTAACCCCAATTACAACCGTTTTATCAAGAGATGCGGTCCAGTAGTCTAACATGATTGGTTTATCTTCAACGAGTGCAAGTTTGATGGCATGGTTCATGCACAAAGTGGAAGGAAGTCTATAAGATGAGTTTGAACTTGAAGAAGATGCGGTCGTCGTGGCAAGAGCACCTCCACCTTTATTATTAGCGTTCATATTTGAATATGGTTTATGGGAATAATTATTTTGTATCTTTAAATACTTATTTGTTTCTTATATAATCATTTTGAAATTGTAATAGTTTTTCTTCTAATTTTGGGAATGCGTTTTTTTTCAACATCAATCTGTTTTGGAACTAAACATTTTCCGATCGTCATGTATTCAGTTTCCAGCATTTTTTTAATGAAGTCATAAATTTTGAAAAGAACATCTTCGTTGCACTTTCCAACAACAAGAACGCTTCCAGTCCTAAAAATCATAAATGATATTTCAAGATATTTTGACTGTTTTCGTCCTTCTTCTCCCACAGGAGGTTGTCCGGTTTGTTCGTCTAAGTTGATGTCATAGAAGAATTTGCATTGAATTCCAGGATAAGAACATGCATCGTAGTTGCAGTTTATTCTGTATTTGAATTTCAATACCCGATACAATACATCCCGATTTATGTAATATCCACATCTGAAATTTGAATTTATCAAGACAGTTTCGGATTTTTCTTGAAATTTCAACCCATCACCAACAAGCGGTTCAAGAAACTGTATTATCAATGTTTGAAGACGTTTCATCATAACATCACTTTTTATACCGGGCATTTCCAGTTTTCCGGTGTTGAATACCTTAACATGCATTTCTTTAAAGGTTTCATCATCTTGATCCAACACGCGAAATATGACAACGAAACAATTGAAAAAAGCCCGCTTCTGTTTTATTCTGTAACTGGTTATGTCTTTTTTGGAAATGCCAATGCTAATCTTTCGTTGATCTTTGAATTTTATGCGACCATCCGGATTTTCAATGTGTTCAATAACGTACTGGTTCACACAATATTGATTTTTCAATTGTGACTCTATTTCATTCAATTCATCTTGAGTTGAAGTTGAAAATTTCATCTGTTTTTTGATTGGACCTTCGCTTTGAACGTAGTACTTTATAATTGGAAGTTTCCAAAAAGCATCATAAATATCAATTTTTGAATTGAGATATGCTATTTTTGTTTTAGTGCTTATATATAATTCTGAACAAACGGGTCGCGTTTTCTCTGTCAATTTCAATGATTCATCGTTCATTTCATTGTCTACATCACCTGGATCCTGTTCATTTTCCTCTTCATCGCTACTAGTAACATTGTCCTCCTCATTATTATTACCACCTCCAAAAAACAGCTTCCACTGATTATCAAGGTCGCCCATTGTTGTTTGATGATATGTACAATAGTCTTTAAGTTGAATTTAAATATCATTTAGTTTCAATTTTAAATTCAATCCAATGAATAAATTTCATGAGTTGGTGCCCTGTATGAATTTTTTTTTTCTTTTTTTCCAATCAAATGCATGACAACTGCAACCAGAGTAAACACAACTGATATAATTGTAAAGAAAACTGCTTCAGCCGTCATTAGTAGTTTTCAAATTGAATTCAAATATTATTTAGTTTCAATTTTAAATTTATTTGCGTGATTACACTTCAGTTTTTGTTTTTAGCACAACATTATAGAAAAACTGATCTAATTGAACTGTATTGATTCCACTAACAGACAAGTCACTTATCAATGAAGCATTACCATTCTTAAAGAACAAAAATGCAGGAATACCATTTACCATTTTTTTTTGTTTCAATGATGCAAAAAGATCAAATGATTCATCAACGTCACATTCAAGCATTTCAATGTTTTCAGGTAACCTTAGTGAAATTGTATCAGAATAATTCTTAATTTTTTTACATGGAGAACACCACGTTGCTCCAAGTTTTAAAATGGTGTGTGTAGGGGTTCTAGACAAATATTGTAAAAAAGACACACGATCTGCATTGATTTGCTTTATTTTTGTGGACATTCAATGGATTCAATATAATTAACCTATATATTTATTTATATTATATTCTTCATGAAAAAATATTATATATGAGTATGATATAAACAACAATATAACGATCACAAAATGAAACCCATATTTATGTTTATTGCGAGCATGAGCTTTGTTTGTGGAATCATGTTACCACATCCACCGTCTTCAAACAAAATTGTTTTGTTGCCGAATCCAATCAAACCGCATTTGTTGAACGCAAATGGGTCAAATATTGAGTGTGATGGGTGCAAATGGTTTATTGGCAAAATTCAAAATTATTTAATAAATAATGAACCCAAATTTGACAATGTAACAATCAATATGATTGAAACAAATATATGTGATCATCTTCATTCCGAACATTCACAATGCAATTCACTTGTAGAAAAATGCACTCCGATTGTGTTAGATTCTCTGATAAAAAAAATTGATCCTATGTTTGTATGCGATGAATTGGAACTTTGTTCAGAAACTAGATTTTTTTCATCTAAGTGATTTGATTTGAATCAAGTTTACTAACCGAAATTACAACACGATAATAATTTTTTTGCGCCCACAGCGTTGGAAGCCATGATCGCATAAAATAATATAAATTAAAAATTATATTATTTTTCATTTGACCTTAAAGTGGAAAAGTCAATGGTATTTTTGTATGATACTTTTTATGAAATATATTTTTTTATGCTCAATTGTATATAACCCACACATTGCAAAATGCAAAATCCACGTCTAGTGAATTTAGAAAATCAACCAACCAACTTCATCCTTCGTCGTCTTGTGAATCAAACGACTGATATTTTTGGAGAGTTTAATCACGCAGATTATCAAAATCTTGTAGCTATTTTCACCCGATTAAGAAACGACCCGAATTTAAATGAACACTCAGACCGTTTGGGAGAATTCATTGATGATGGAATTCTTGTGATTGCTCGCCGGTATGATGACGGTAGGCCAATACATCCTGGCACAATGAACATTGTAATGATGGCAATTCAAGTGTTCAATCAAGCGGAGGGACATCCTTATCAATTCGGAGTCATTCCAAACATCACTCCCCCCACCGAAAATTTTATGAATGAAGTTGTCCGGCCAATCACAGAACGTCTTGTACTCTTGCCACTGCATCATGCAGAATGGATTAATCCGGTTTTTGCGGCACAAGAGGCTGCCAGGCGGGCGTTTGAAGAAGCACCCGGAGCTGAAACGCGTATTGCACGAACATTGGCCGAGTTCAGAGCTATGGGAAGTGACCAAACTGAAACAACCTGTCCAGTGTGCATGGAAAATTTCATTGAACACAATCCCAAGGGAAGACCTCCCGTTTTTATGCCAGTGATTTTTCACAAAGACGAAAAGGGAAAATGGTTTCACCCCATGCACACGGCGTGCGTGGATGATGTGAAAAAAGAAGCGTGTCCGATGTGTCGTAACAAAATTGTGTGGCCTGAAAAATTTGACCCGGCTTCTGTAATAAACTTTAAAGACTTGATGCTCATCCAGAAAAAACGACATCCAAATAGCGAACCACCAGTTCGTAAAAGCTTGAAACGCAGTGTCAAACGTTTACCCAATGTCTCTTTAAAACAAGCAAAAACACAATTAAAGGCGTTGCATAGGCAAATGCAACTTCCGAGCAGTGCGGCAAAGTCCAAAACGTCACGCCGAACCCCTTACAGTGTGGGTGGCAAAAGGTCTAACCACAGAATAATCAAACGCCGCAAGTGAGTCTATACTCGTCAAACGGTCGGTGCAAATATGTAAAACAATTTATAAATGTAGTTAAAGACAACTAATAAAATAAACATAACAACATAACAAACTCAAATGTCAAGCGAATGGGTGTATGATTTGAAAAAAGGAGGCTCTTCAATATTAAGGTTGTTTCATTTGTTGTTTCATGATCCAACAAGCATTGAATTAGAATCCATTCTCACTTCGTTGAATCTTACAATCAAAAAGTGGAAAGAAAGGGACCAAGTGTATTCCATTTTGAAATATGAAACTGGGAAATTGAAATGCGATGAATTGGAAAGTATTGGACTATTTAGATCAGTTGTTTTAGACCAACATGGAAAAATTTTAGCGTTTTCTCCTGCAAAGTGTATACTTGCAGGTTCATCCCATGAAAACATAAGAGTGGAAGAATTTGTTGAGGGAACTATGATCAACTTGTTTTATCATCGTCCCAATGGCCAAGAAGATGGCGCATGTTGGGAAATTTCAACAAAAAGTTCTGTGGGTGGAAAAGTAGTGTTTCATTCACTGGGAATGAATGCCAACAGTGAGACAGACTCAGAAAAAAAAACATTTCGTCGCATGTTTTTGGAATGCATGAATGACAGCAACTTGGAGTTTGATGCATTGGATAAATCAAAAAGTTACAGTTTTGTAATGCAACATCCAAACAACCACATCGTAGGTGAGATTGAAACACTGTCTCTCTATTTGATTGCAGTATACAACATTGATAATGAAAATTTGCAAATTGTTGAAGAACCGCGTGAAAACCACCTGAAAATGATAAACGAAAATCAAAAAACTCTTGTTAAATTGCCAAGAGTGTACGATAAAGAATTGAATGAAGTGAAATCTCAATATGCATCATTGAATTCATCACATGACTTTCCAGGAATTGTTTGCAGGGATTTGAAAACAGGATCCCGTTTCAAATACAGAAATCCAAATTATGAATTTTTGAGAAACCTTCACGGGTTTGAGCCCAAATTACTGTTTCAATATCTATCATTACGCAAACAAACCAAAATTGAAATGTATTTAAAAGCAAATCCCAAACACTCCGAAAAATTCAAACTTTTTCGTGATAATTTATTTTCACACACAAGTCAATTGTTCCAAAACTATATTGAATGTTACATACAAAAAAAAAAAGAACTGAAATACTACCCGCCACAATTCAAAACTCACATGTTTAAACTGCATGAACATTACATCAATGTTTTGAGACCTCTCCAAAAACACATCACAATGAAAGAAACGATTTTTTATGTAAATTCGTTACATCCATCGCAACAATTGTATTTTATCATGTATATTGCTCATAAACAAAATGTATCTCCCGACTCAAAAAAAAGTACCACGAATTAACCAGTATGCATGATCCGCTATGGCAAGAATTCCCGCTCCTAAAATGAGCTGGTATGCAACTTGTGGTGCATGTGCACCAGTATAACCAATATATAACACCAATGGCGCAACAATCAAAACATGAAACCATGAAACAAGTGAATATCTGTTTTTAATCAATTTAAATCCATGTGCACTAATAACGCCAATGCCCAAAAACAAAAGAACATAATATATCCAACTAGGTGCAGAATTTTTATGAATTCCCATGTACAAAAAGAGACCTCCCACAAAAAAAATGTGAAATAAGTGCACAATTAGTGACCGATTATAATTCAACTTCATTTTTTAATATTTTATGTATATTTTATTTATTTTGGGACTCCCATATTATTATATTTTGGGGCTTGTTTTTCTTGGTATTCTTCAGCTTCCTTGTATTCTTCAGCTTCCTTGTATTCTTCAGCTTCCTGGTATTTTTCGGCTTCCTTGGTTTGACCCTATGTTTTCCGCCCGAAAGTGGCTCGCAATTCATTCGTGCAACGGTTTCGTGAAAAATTCTCTCCGCATTTTCAATATTATGTTTGTTCAGTTCAACATGGGTTTCCATTTTTTGATGGGTTTTAAAATAGCGCGTGAGTGTGTTGAAAAGGTCATCGTCGTGTGGCATTCGCACTCTTTGATTCATTCCATGTATCTTCATTGCATTGAACCATTTCAACATTATAAATGCAGAAATTACATTTTCCGCATTGGATACTAATGTTTCGGCTGTGTGCATGATGTGTTTTAATATCATTATTGCAACGGCTCTCAACAATATGTTGAACTTCCGTCCTTCATATAATACATCAGTTCTAGAACTGATACTCATTTCATCATCGCTTTGGCGATTGAGCGTAATTGATGAAACACATTTTTTTATTTTATTTACTTCTGTGAATAAACAAAGTATTAGTTTAGGACAAATGTACGCATTCACATAAATTTCATAGTACATAGATGCATGACTATTTTCGGGGAATGCCGTGGTGTAATCTAGATTCAAATAAAAAGCAGGGCATCTCTTTTTTAGGATTGCATTCAATTCCATTATTTTTGTTTTCGCGTGCGTCAAGTCCATTATTTCAGGACACCTGCGGTCCTTGGTTATCATGTTTATTACCGCAAAATGGTGTGGATTGGCGTCATTTATGACTTTTTGTAAATCAAACACAAGGTGAACCGGAGTTGTTTCATTAAAAAATATTTCCAATTGCGATTCAATTGATTCAATATAAACCTTGAACTCGTCTGGAAAGTTGTCATCATTTTTCAGATTGAAAATATGAATATCACCAGCATGTTGCAGGGCAATAAACACGGTGGATTGCGGTATAAACACGTGATGCACTTTGTCATAATGAGTTATTTCATAACATGTATTGCCGTTTACAACCGTGACTGGATGCACACTAAGCAATCTAGTTGAACTATAAACAACCATGTATATAAATAATATTATTTATTATTTTTATTCATGTCTGTAAAGATATTATATTCATAATTATATTCATAATATATAAAACCAAGAAATCAGATAACATGGGACGTGAAAAAGGCCCAACCCCCAGTACAAAAAACGGCGAAGTAACTAAAGAATCCATAGCAGCACGACAAAAATTAGAATCCGACTGGTGGAAGGCGAATTCCGAACTTGAACGTTTCTATGAACAACAACGTTATAAAGCCGCTAATCCACTAGCAACCGAGTTAAACCCAATAACACGAATGAGCAGGGAACTTGGATTAAAGCGTGGTTCATATTTTCCGTCATTGGCTAACAAAAAAACAAAACATGGTGGAAAAAAACGCCGCATTCGCGCACCTCGCAAGCAGACTCGCCGCATCATTTACAAAAAAAAATGATACAATTCAAACGACACTCGTGAAAAAAATAAATAGATGAATAAATAATATTACAATTATTTAAACGCAATTGGGATGGCTGTAACAAAACAGGTTTGGTTTAAAAAGTTTTACTATGTATTGCTGTATGCGTGGTATGTGCTATATGCGGTGGCACTGTTGGGGATTGCGACAGTTGCGCCGTCGTATTTAGACACCATTTCCATGGTGTTGAAGTATTTCATCATTGTGTTTTTGCTGGTTCGGTTTAATCCATGGGTTAATTATGAAATAACAGAGTTTGACCGTACGATTGTATTCAGCGCTGCGTTCTTTTTGCTGGCGTCCACTGCGATTGCCTCGTTTGTAATGAAAAGTGTAGAGGCAAAGTCGGCGAGCATATCACAGGTTAGTTTTAAAAATAATACAAATAAAAAAAATTGAATCAAAAATTGAAAAAGTATTTGAAATATAGTGAACCAAACCAACAACGCAATTAAAATGACGGAATACTGGACTACAACTGCAGCTGCTTCAACAAAAACCCCAGTGATAATTTACAGCACAGACGGAAGCAAGTATGAAGGCTGTGTCAACATGTTTGGAGAAAAACACGGCTTCGGTTGTTTCAAGACCAACAAAACCATCTCCGGAGTTGTTGGAGAGGTTGACTCACACATGACAACCTGGACTGAGTTTGAAGGCGAATGGCAGCACAATCTGCTGCATGGTATGGGTGTCATGAGGACCATGTCCAACCAAGGCATCATCAAAATTGTTTATAATTGCAGGTGGGACAATGGGGTCCCCGTCCCCGCAAAATAAATAGTTTCAAAAAGGTATGTGTGTGTGTGTGTATGTGTAACTAACACTTTTTTTTAATTGTTTTTTACACCTGTCAGCACAATGTGTGATGAAAATATTTTATAATCCAAATATTGAATATTATTAAAAACCAAAAAATTTAAGTGTATTTTTAATTTAAGGAAAAATGAATTCAAAACAGAATAGTTGGTATCTCTCACTCAAAAAATCACCATTTACTCCACCAAGTTGGGTTTTCCCAATTGTATGGACAATTTTGTATGCATTCATAATTGTTTCTGGAATCATTTTTTTGATGAATCGCGGAAAAATTCGCTCTTATGGTTTTTTTTATTATTGTGTTGCGTGGATATTGAATCTGGCATGGTCGCCATTTTTTTTTAAATGGGCTCGGCCTGATTTGAGTTTTGTCATTGTTGTCGCAATGCTCATATTCATTGCATTAAATGTGAGAGAATTTTATGCCATAAGCAAACTTTCAAGCTATTTGTTGATTCCGTACTTAGTATGGGTATCTTTTGCAACATATTTGAATGGGTATATTGTGGTTTTTAATAAAATTTAAGGATAATACCATTTAATAACATTATATAATGTTATCAATTATATAAGTGTAATTAATATTGTCAGAATGACTTCATATCTAGTAAATTTAATTGATAAAAATAAAATAATTGTATTCGGAGATCCAGACGAAAAACTTTCAGTAAGCAATGTAAAATATTCTGACCAACGCATTTTTCCGGATGACACAATTGAATCAATAAAACGAAAAATAATTTCCGAGTTAGATCAACCAATCTCATATGATGAAATTTACTTAGTTGCAAGTATTAAAACTTTTTTATCAAAAGATGCTCTAATAAAAATGCTAACATGTAATCATGGTTTAACAGTTTCACAAGAACGATTAATTACATTATGCATGAATTTGAAAAATAACAGCACGTTAATTGACTTGTGTATCAGGGTTTTGAATGATGACATTGATTATGAAACTGATTTACAATCATTTCTTTTGGAAATTCAAAATAAGGCTGAGTTTATAGACGTGGCTTTGGGACAAACTCTACAACATGATTACCCTATGCCAGCAAATCCAGTTAGGGTTATTCATGATTCTTATTTGAAAAAAGCACTTCCTGATTTGATAAAAACAAAAAATAAAACAGTCCTTTTGGAATATGGAATAATACATGAAAATGTTATAAACGTGTATTTTGCTTCGGATGTATTGACACCGGATGATGATGAAACTAATAAAACAATCATTAAATTGTACTTTCCTTATTTATATGAAAAAGGAATATTTACGGTTGAAACACTCAATGCACGCAAAAGTGAATTGATGAGTGAAACTACTAAACTAATAGATGACAATTTTTTGCAGCATTGTAATGGGGTCAAATTGTTGCATGATGTTTACAATTTGAGAGAAAACCCGGTTGATTTTAATTATATTGAGCGTGGTATAACTTCAATTCATTTTGTTATGAAACCGTCAAAACATTTTTCAATTTCTCTTGAATCCCTTTTCAAAGTTCTTGAAACTGATAAACAAACTCCACTCATAAAGATAACCCCACCTGGACAAACAGAAAAAATGTTCCGTCTTTACTCTCCTGGGTTTGCAACAAATGGAAAACGCATCCCACTTTTGACAAAACCCAAAATTCTTCGGTTGGATAACGAAATTGGAAAACAAAACCGCATAGCAATTTACATGGAGCAACGCATTGAAGGATTTGTTTGTGAGATTATATGTGAAATTGCATCTAATGCAAACATTCACGTAAAAGCCACTTTTCGCAAGGCCTTGTCTTATCATACTGTTTATAACAATCAAATAGACACCGTTTTACGGGAGTGTTTGAACCCAGTTTTAATCAAAACAAGGAGTTTTTTGGAAAGCACTACAGGAAACAGCATTGAACTGTTTTGTAGCATTGCCGTTCCAACCATTGAAATATTAAATATTACTTATGTGTCACATTTGAAAGAAACTCCCATGATTCAAGCAAAGAAAATTATGGGATGCATTTCTTCAGTCTTCAACGTCATTCATGAAACTAGTAGTGAAATCACTATGCGGTACAAACGGGTCTCTAATTACAATGAACGAATTGGAACCGAGGCATATATCAACGAACAAGTGAGAAAAGAAATGACAGATGATTTTATAATTGAAGGCCTTGTGAAAAATCGGTTAGCAATAAATGAAGAAGCTGCCCAAAAAATATTGACGAATTATTTGACAGAAGAAAAGGTGCTGGAAGCCACGCATAAATTCAATCGCAATCGCACAAAACAGCCGGGATTTCTAACAATTATATGGAGAGAAAATACACAATTAAACATTGAAATCAATGACATCAACCAAATATGGTACATTCGCTTACTTGAAATTTACATTGATTCATTGATACGACTTTCAATGTACAAGGAAAAAAAAAATGAAACTACCAGAGTTCCATTCTCTGACTTGCAAAAAATGTGCGTACGCGGACAAAACATGAAAACAACTCTGGTTGTTACTGAAGAACTGAATGATGATGCTGCAGTTCTGCCACTCTATGATCTAGTTGAAGATTTATCATTTGATGATCAACTTCAATTTGAACGAAACCAAACAGAAACTGAAAGTGTGCAGGATGATGCTGACGGCAGTAGCGATGATGAATTTGCTTCATTGCGTGATTTAATTTTAGAAGAGGATGATACATCCAACAACAGCGACACATCTGGAGGAGCACCTCGCAAAAATCAAACACACAGCCAAAGGCAAATGCAGCCTAACGATGAAGAGGCTGTTGACTATGCTCCACAATCTTTAAAAAATCCAAACCCTTTTGAAAATAAATTACAAAACATTGAACCCATTCTGTTTTTGTCCAAAAAATCTGGAAATTATGACACATATTCCACTTCATGCCAATCAAACATTAAACGGCAACCTGTTGTTTTGAGCAAAGACGAATATGACAAGTTGAATTCAGATCCTGAAACAAAACCCCTTTTAAAAGATGCCCTTGAATATGGTTCGGATCCAGACAACAAATATTATTACATGTGTCCACGATATTGGAGTTTCAAACACCGCCGACCCATGACCGAAAAAGAGATTAAAGACAACAATCTTGAATCGCATATAATTGGAAAAAAAGAAAAAGAGGTCACTCGTGACAAATTCATTTTTGAATTCAATGATTATGCAAAAGAACATATGAATCAAAAGGGGTACATTCAACATTATCCAGGATTTTTGAACACAAGCGTCCATCCTGATGGATTGTGTGTCCCATGTTGCTTCAAAAAAAAACAAGATTTTTCCGATTTGAAAGTATGTGAAGATAAACTACGTAGTTCAAAACAGAAATTGATGCAGGGAGATAGTGCAGTACAAGCACCAAGACCAGCACCAGGACAATCACAAGCACCAGAAATACAAGAACCAAGACAATCACAAGCACCAGGAAAATCACAATCGCCAGGACAATCACAATCGCCACCAGAAGAACTCCCTGTTCTCAGCATTTCAGATGAAGCAGTTCCAGCTGTTCCTGTTCAAAAACCGAATGCTCCTCCACCTGAATACATAATTGGCCCTGACAAAATTCCAATTCCAGCAGGACGTCGGGGTTACTTACCACAATCCATTCAAAAATTTTTTAATTATGACAATAGTTCCTGCAATTTACAAAAAACAATGGTCAAAGGAACCAAATGTTTATTACGATGGGGAGTTCAAGAATGGGACAAAGATCAATTTGGACGTGACGAAAAACCATCGCAGTTAAGTGAATTGCAGTCTTTTATCGGCTGCATGGCAGCCTTGCGTCAAGATCCAGTGCCCAAAAAAATTTCTGAAATGAAAAAAATAATATTAAATGGCATAACACTTGACTCGTTTATTACGTATCAAAATGGAACACTTGTTGAAACCTTTCACTCTATGGAAAAGGAAGTGGTTGTCTCAATTTACAAAACAACAAACTATGTTCGTAAAATGAAATCAATGGCAAAAGGAAAATCTCCAGAAGTTGCATTGAAAATTGAAAACAGCATCAAAAAAACAATAAGTTCTTATGAAAATTTCAGAAAGTTTATTGAAAATGATGAAGTTGTCATTGATCATACTTACATGTGGGATATTTTTACCACATTCAACCCAAATATTTTTATGCAAAAAGTAGGATACAACCTTATCATTTTGGAAATTCCTAAAGACGACAACAGCGATTCACTTAACATCATTTGTCCTTCAAGTCATTACTCTAACAATCATTTTGATTTGAAAAAAATGACAGTCATTTTGATCAAAGAGTACAATTATTATGAACCTATATTTCAATTCACGTACAACGGTGATGATAAAATAGACATGAAAACATCATTCAGTTTATTAGCACCGAATTTGATGATAAATTTGAAAGTCATGATTGAACTTATCAAAGACTCAATTTTTCCAAATTGTAAACCAACCAATGTAATAAAATCATATGACTTCAAATACAACTTGTTAGCACCTGATATCATTTCCATTTTAACTTCACACGGGTTCATTATTAACCAATTCGTGCTGAACTATGATTCCAAAATAATTGGTTGTGTAGTTGAAAAACAAACCAAACAAAAATTGCGCTCTGGTGTAATCATGACTGCTGCATCCCCGTTAGACAATCCCAATGATGTGGACTTGGTCATGATGGATGACCCAACCATTTGGACATCATACACAGAAACTTTAGATTTTCTTACATTTGTTAGCAATGAAACTAAACGAAAAATCCCATGTTTACCCGTGCTTCATGTCATTGATGACGCAAACTTAATTGGAATCATCACTGAAACAAATCAATTTGTTGAAATAAATCCGTATATTCCAAAATCAAACATCCCATTTGTAAAAACAAAACACCCAATGAATGCAATTGCTTATAACACGGAAAACATTAATAAAATTGATGCAACTCTGCAAACAACCACACAAGAAGATAATGATCGCATCAATTATGTGAACGCAATCAACTTAGAGTTCAACATGTACCAAACCTTTCGTAATTCCATGAGAATCATAATAAACAAAATAGAAAACATTGACAAAAAAAAACAAATAGAAGACATTTTGAAAGATGGCTTCAATCATGAAGAGAGACATATTGAAACAATTCAACAGTTAATGCAAATTTGTCAAGAAGTAGGAGATCCTTTTATTACTTTTACTAGATTTTCTGAAAAAGCGCTTGATAAGTTTATTAGTACCCAAGAGTTCAATGCTTCTTCTAAAATATTCATGGAGTGCATATCACACGAAAATCGGTTGGAATATCAACCAAATACATGCATTAGAATTCAATCAGAGCCTAATGACGACTGTAATATTATTATACCTGATATCAACTTAGTAAACAAATTGAATAACTATGTGGTTTACTATGCTAAATTAGCAGATGAATTATTGAGATATACCCGCATTCGTAGATTCATATTGTCTCGTTCATCCTCAATGCACCCTCACATTCAATACAACCTAAATGATGAAGAAATCATTTTATTTTACTCCCAAATTACTTCATATTTTAAAAATCTTGAACCAATCACTGGAGTTGTAAACCAATTTGCAAAACATAACACGTTTTATGATGTAAATCCATCTTTGAATGCAAATGAAACCCCATCCAATAATTATGTTTTTCATGATAATGAACCCAAAGAAATGTGTCAATTACACACGGTAACCCCTCTTGTAAAATCAAGTGCTAAATATTTTCCTCCATCCATGAAATTGTTGTCATATGAAAATGCTGAAGGAGAATGCACTTTTCAGGTAGTTCTCTCAATTATTCACCAAGAAAATTCTCAGTATTCAGATATCACAGTTATTGATTTGAAAACAATCCTCATAGCAAAATACACTGAATTGTGTCAAACCAACAAGGTTCAGTTAGTAAACTATTATAAACATTTAATAACAAATCGCTTAGCATTGATTGCAAATATTGAGACCTTTATTATGAATACGTTTTATTTTATGACACACCTTGATTTGTGGATTATTGCTCAACATTTTAAACTTCCTATTGTATTGTTTTCTGCACATCAACATCATGCACTAATTGAAAACAAATTACCCCTTCTTGTTTTATCAACTGAAAAAACAGTACCCTCACCTTTAAACTCCAAGACCCTCAATTTTTATTACATCATGACAATTGGACGGGTTCGTGATGTTGCTCCTACTTACAGTATTGTTACTAATTCTTCTAATGATATCAAATTCTCTCTTGATCAGTCAATTCAATCCGACTTTGTTTCCGAAGTCATGAAACAAACTACCATTCTTTTTTCCACACCGCAATTAAATTCGGTGAATAACTTCATATCAACATACAAATGAAAAAATGACATTAGATATCACGGACTCCGGGTATAATTTCAACAAAAAAAAATGCACGCATCACTCATCCAATCAAACATCCACTGTATCGCGTCCGGGTTTCAATGGAAGTCCAGCAGTCCTCGCACGCAAACCCATGTTGCTGCTTGTCCGCCACTTTTTTTAACACGTTTTGAATTTTTGGCACTTGTTGCACCGGAATGTGTGCACTTGATTGTCATTTTCAACCATGGTATTGCGTTATGCAAGTAGTAGACTGGTTCATTTTATATTTCTTTTTTTGAAAAGTAATATACCAATAGGACAAAATACTTAAATGTAAAAACGAGAAGGGGTTCATCAAAGTATGTTTTTGGAAATCATAAAAAAGATTTTTGATATGAGTTATAAAGTGCCCATTTAAAATGCCCATTGGTCTAAAATCCAATGTCATAGTTTTCTTCAACTTTCCCAAGATCGGTTTTTTGAATGGTTCCAATATTGGAATCAAATGTAAGCTTATTCAATGAACATGCTCCAGTGTCTATACTATTCAATGCTTCTGAAATTTCAACTTCTTGGTTATAGTTTTTGGTAGATAATTCTTCCATTTTTGACATCATTTCTGGCAGGTTCAACAAGAGCTGGAAACTGCTTGTGCCATAATACCCTTCTTGACCACACATGACATTTGCTGAAATTCCGCGAACCGGATCCAGTTCTGCATGACGAGCCGCCTTCAAAAACATTTCTGGCGTCTCTTCAAATGAGGCTTTTGCAATGGGACCAATGTGATCATTGTTTATTCCGTGACGGAAAATTGATACCATATTAGAACTTGCGGTCATGCGATCACACAATAAACTCAAATGGTGATAATTTATGTAGGTTCCATCATTTTCAAAAACTGCGGTCATTTCAGACAAAAGCGCTTCTCGGGCTGCCTCTATTCCAAGAAGATTGTATATCTCTTGAATGTCATCGCTTATGGTGCGAGACATGTCAATATAATCCAACCCAAGTACATCTACCAAATTCGTTCCTTTGGTGTCTAAAACCCAGGTTTCTTTTTTTATGTATCCGCCATCTTCTTTCTTCAAGTTATCCATTTGTTTACGAAGTGTTACTTTGGAAATGTTCTTTACACCTCTTAAAACAATGTTATTCAAAAGGTTGTCTTGAAAATTTTTGAGAATGTATATCTTGTCTGATTGATCCAATGGATTTTCTTTGGGTTTCAGTGATTTTTTTCCATTTATGTTGTTCATACGAAGACGAAACACTAAGTTGTCAGCATTGTAATCACTGAATATACAAGTGACATCTTCCCCATGAACAGTTTTGATTGCAAAATGGATGTCGTCCATTGTTATTTTTTTCTCCAACATCATTTCACGGTTCATTTTTATGCGAATAATCCATTTGGATGAACTGGACTCTCCTTCATCCGATGCATTTTCTGCACATTCATTCAACATTTTTTGATATTCATTGAATTGAGACATAGTTTCTTTGTCTTCTTGTATCAATGTGTTCATGTCGTCAGGATCAAAACATATTGTTGAACTTTCAACCAAATCAACCAATACAGTCAACTCTATTTGGGGAATAAGTTCTTTCGCGCGATCAATGTCAATTTCTTCATCTGCTTTCAAATAAATTGTCAAAGACGTGTTTTTAGGATTTTCTGTTATGGAAAGCAATTCTTCAATTCTTGCAACACCACGTGTGACATTCGCTTTCACTGCCACTCCACTACCAGCAGTATGAAAAGTATTCAATGTAAGTTGCGTTGTAGGCTCTCCAATGCTTTGTGCACTTATCATGCCAACCATTTCGCCTGGTGCAATAATTGAGCTCTTATATTTCAGCTCAATCATTTCAAGCAAAACAATCAATGCTTTTTTGTTGAATCTTTTCACCATGAGCAAATCTTTGGGTGATAGATAATAATAATACATTGCTTTGAAGAGTCTGGTTGGAGGACAATAATTCAGCAATTCCAACCGTTTGTACTTTTCTTCAATTAGTTTCAATGCTTCAAGTGGGGTTATGTCAACCACTGAATTATTGTTGATTTGTTGCAAACCTTTGACATTGTTGATTGTGTGAACAAATCCCACTGGCATAAATACTTTGTCTACGTCTTTGCCGCGAAACACACATTTTATTATTTGTTCACGCTCTTCAATCATGTAATCAATGAGTTCTTTGAATTTTGTATCACTTTCTGATTTTTCTCGTTTCATTCTCATGATAACTCCTTTTGTAAAGGCAGACGTAAACACAATGTCTTTGGCATCACTGCTCGGCATGTGATAATGTGCGTATATGTCTTCAAGGCTCATGGAAACGAGTGGCACTAACTGGCTTTCAACCTTCACTGGATCTATATTGTCTTCTCCATATGCAAATTGAATGATTCTTGATTTGTTATTTCGCACTGTCATGTCATATTCAATTTTCAAATCTTCCATTCCTTTGATTAATCGCCTTTGAATGTAGCCAGTTGTGCTTGTTTTGACTGCGGTGTCAATAAGACCGACACGACCACCCATAGCATGGAAGAATAATTCTTCAGGCGTAAGACCCGATATAAATGAATTTTCAACAAATCCGCGTGCACCTGGCGAATCATCGTATTTCGTAAAATGCGGAAGCGTTCTGTTCTCAAATCCGTAAGGAATGCGCCTGCCATCAATCAACTGTTGTCCCAGGCATGCAATCATTTGAGAAATGTTTAAATCAACACCCTTTGATCCAGCTTTTACCATTGTGACAAACCGGTTGTCTTTGCTCAAACTCTTCAAACCGATTGAACCCGAATCATTGGTTGCTTTGTTCAATATGTTTGTTACCTTGAATTCAAACTCGTTCTCATTTGTGTTTCCAGTTGAATTTTCAAATACTCCCAAATATGTTTGGTCTATCAAATTTTTAACTTCTTGCTTTTTTGAACGGATTGACTCTAAAATTTGTGTTTTTGTCAAATTGTCTGCAATCAAGTCGCTTATTCCTACACTATATGCGGTTGTTTTCATGTATTCTGTTACAATATTCTGCAAATTGTCAATGAAATCTGATGCCATCAAATTTCCGTAGTCATTGCATGTTCTGGTAATAAGACCATTGCTTCCTCCTCCAAGCACTGTTTTGTCCAGTTGTCCGCGTAAATAATTTCCATCCGTAATCTCCAATACACCGGGGGACGTTGCAATATCATCATTTTCTGCAAATCCTTTTGTTTTATACTTCAACGTAATAGCTGGCATTATTTGGCTCAATATTTCAAAACTTGTAAATTTATCACTTTTTTTTGTAAACAAAGTTTCATCCAACGATGAAAATGCCATTAGCAAATTCATTGCTTGTCTTGATCCGAATGTTATGTTTTGTCGTGTCATTTGATAAGAACCCAATAACGAATCTTGAAATATTCCAATGATTGATTCATTTTTTGCCGGACTTATTATCTGAAATGGAACTGCCGCCAAATTTTTCAATTCTGCCTCTGCTTCTTCATCTTGCGGCATGTGCATGTTCATTTCATCGCCATCAAAATCTGCGTTGTATGGTTTTGTATCTCCTACGTTCATCCGAAAAGTATCTCCTCTCTTCATTATTTTTGCAATATGACACATCATGCTCATCCGATGAAGTGTTGGCTGTCGGTTGAATAAAACACCGTCTCCATCCATCATGTGACGATGGACTATGTCTCCATTGTGTAAAACAATGTTTTCACGATCTGCATATCGCAATGAAATGTTTTCACCTCCCTTTCTTTCCAAAATTTTTGCCCCAGGATATTTATCTGGTCCGTTTCGGACAAGAGACATCAAAAACCTGCGATTCATGTTATTTACAACCACGGGCTTTGTCAAATTTGTGGCAATCTTCAATGGAACCCCCAATTCTCGGATTGATAAATTAGGATCAGGAGTGATAACCGATCTTGCTGAGAAATCAACACGTTTTCCCATCAAATTTCCACGCACACGTCCGCCTTTTCCGTTGATTCTTTCTTTAATGGATTTCAATTTTCGCCCAGAACGCTGTGCAGCTGGAGCAGCACCTGGAATGTTATTATCAACCATGGTGGCACAATAATATTGCAAAACCATGTGCCAAACTGATGTTTGAGCACCATCTCTTATTTTTTCTTGTAGAGTTTTGTTTGCTTTAACAATGTTCACAATGATGTGAGTGAGATCATCTTCGCTTCTTTGATGACCATCCATTTTTACGGATGGTCTTACTGCCGGCGGAGGAACTGCCAACACCTGACAAATCATCCAGTCCGGTCGTGAAAACACTGGACTGAACCCCATGAAAGAAACATCATCGTCGCTTATTCTGCGAAATATTTTCAATACTATATCAGGGGTCAATTGCATGTTCATTTTTTTTGCATCTTCTTCTGATAATCCTTTCACACTTTCACTGTCCCACTCCGCTGTCAACATAGCTAAATTTTCTCTTTTGATTTTTTTGGGCACTACGAATCCACATCCATCTTCTGTTTCGTCGCCACACGTTTTTACTTTGCTTGCGTGACTAAACACATATGCCCACCTTTCATCTGAATTCATTTTTAAACACTGTTTATGGGCTTCTTTGTTGATCAACAAACGACTACATTTCATACAAACACATCGCAACACTTTATGAATGGTGTTTATGTGCTGATAATAAAAGACTGGTTGCGCAAGCTCAATCTTCCCAAAGTATCCTGGGGTTCTCATGTAATCCAAACCATCTGTTGGACACAACATACCTGGTTCTGAAACTCCCATATATGGACAAAATAATCCACCCAACACCGGCTTGTTACCAACGTACGTGTCACGACTCGTAATTTCACATACTGCACCTTTTCTTATTTCTTCCGGGGAAAGAATGCTAAATTGTATTCCAACTATTTTTGACACAGATGCGCCGCCGCTCATTTAGTTGAATCTTCTTTATACTAACCAAATAATATTTAGATTGTTTTGGAATTCAATTTTTATGTAAATTTCAAATTATTCAAAAAATTGAATCAAACAATATTATAAAATACATCATAAGAATATAAACGCATTTTCAGATTATTGGGCAACAATCTCATGACAATTTCACTCTCTACCATGTCCAAAAAACCAACACGTTCCAAAAAAACAGAACCAACATGTAAACCTGGGTTAACTAATCCAGACAATCCTCCTCCTCCTATTGAAAGTGATGAACTAACCGAAGATGACAACACCCCTGAATCTAAAACAAAAAAAAAGGCAACAACAGTCAAACCCAAAACTATAAAACCCAAGCCCATCAAAACTGTCAAACCAAAAGATGAAAAAGATCATGACACAAATAAAAAAGATGATGATACATCAAATCAAACCGAAGAAAAGAAAGAATTACCCAAACCCAAGTCAAAAAAAACTAAAACAGAAACCTTGAAAAATGTGACAGAACGGATTGAAGTCAACACCTTGCTCTCTCAACTATATCCATCAACCCACATTAAAAAAAAGGTAGACGCCTTGGAAAAAATCAGCACATTGCTAACACCAAGCGAATCAACACAGATAAAAAGCAAAAAAAAATTATCACCAGTTTCAACCACGTCACCAAAAGAAGATGACCCCATTGCAAATGCACTTATCAATTCAATATTTTCGGAGAACACTTCACCAATCACAAATTTGGAAAAACCATCAACCTCCAAAGTAAATAAAAAAGAAAAAAAAGAAAAAAAATACAATATTATCATTCATGTTGAACCCAATGATATTTCAAAGAGATTTGATTTCAGTAAAAAGTACGTTGACGACAACGACGACGACGACAGTGATGAAGACTATGTTCCCGGTTCTTCATCATCCGATGCTTCTTGGAGAACATATGATGATGATGAAGAAGAGTACTATGATGAAGATGATGAAACATTTTACTCGTCTTCTGACTCAGAATCTGAAGAATTTGATATTTCTGCAGTTGAAACACAACAACAAAAGTATACAGACGAACTCAATATGCTAAAATCTTTACGAAAAACATATGAAGATTTACTGACCAACACCAAAAACAAACGCGTCGTATTGAATCAGTTGAAGACACTTGATGCTTCTGAGCAAAAAATAAAAGAAGATTTGGATGAACTCACACACAAACACAAATCAAGCAATTCAAAAAAATTTAGAAAACTATTGAAAAAGAAGAGCACCACAAATGACTTAGAGTACTTTAAAACTCATTTGTCTTTGAAACAACAATCTCATATGATTGATGAACTAACCGCTGTTTCAAAAATTTCTGAAATTCAAAAACCATACAAACTCACATTATTGGAATCAGACATTCCACGTGACATGAAAGCAGTTGCTATAAGGAAAATTGGTATGTTGCAATACATGGACCCAGGGTGTGGTGAGTATTGCAAACTAAAAAATTGGGTTGATGCTTTTATGCGAATACCATTCAACCAATTCAAAAACATTCCTATAACAATTTCAGATGGAATTGACTCTTGTCACTCCTTCATGACTAACTCAAAAAAGACTCTTGATTCAGCCGTTTATGGATTGAATGATGCCAAAATGCAAATTATGCAAATGGTTGGTCAATGGTTATCAAACCCAAACGCAATTGGTACTGCAGTTGCAATTCATGGACCTCCTGGTACTGGAAAAACTTCCTTGGTAAAAGAAGGAATCAGCAAAATTCTTGGACGAGACTTTGCATTCATAGCACTCGGAGGTGCCACTGATAGCAGCTTTTTGGAAGGACATTCATATACATACGAGGGTAGCACGTGGGGCAAAATTGTTGATATTCTAATTCGGTGCAAATCCAGCAACCCAGTCATTTACTTTGATGAGCTTGATAAAATTAGTGACACCTCAAAAGGAGATGAATTGGTCGGCATTCTTACGCATCTCACCGACACTACTCAAAACAGTCAGTTTCATGACAAATACTTTTCAGAAATTCATTTTGACTTGAGCAAGTGTTTATTCATATTCAGTTACAACGACGAATCACGGGTTAATCCCATCCTTTTAGATCGCATGTACAAAATACGCACCAATGGTTATTCAGTCAAAGACAAAGTTGTTATCTCTAAAAACTATTTGATACCGCGCATATGCAATGAAGTTTCATTCAAACAAGATGACATTCTTATGGATGACTCAACAATTGAACACATTATTCAACATCACACTAACAAAGAATCCGGGGTCCGAAACCTCAAAAGGTGCATTGAAACAATTTACACCAAATTGAATCTGTACCGCTTAATACATCCAGGCACAACCCTTTTTGATGAAAAAGAAACATCTTTTGAAGTCGGGTTCCCTTTTACGGTTACATCTCACCTAGTTGACAAACTAATAAAAGCAAATCAAAATGAACAACCCAACATCAACATGTATTTGTGAAAAAATATTGTTTGCCCAATTGTTTGATGTTTGATTATTTTATTATTTTTTCCTTCTCAAGATATGCATCCTCTAACAAGTGCAAATCAGGATTTTCACTTGAAAAAAAACTAGGCCAAAGAATACTCCAGTCTGTGTCTCTCGCTAAAAGTTCCAGTTGGGTGTAAATATACCCAATAAACGCGCTACAAACAAACCGGCTTGTCTTTTGAGGATGAGGATCTTTCTTACAATATGCTTCAATCCAGTCAGTTATTGTAATATCATATGGTTTATCATACACAACATCATGTATTTTCTTTAATTTTTCGTTACTAAATATTTCTTCATATTTTGTGCAATGTATTCTTCTAAGGTACAATTTACCACCATACGTTCCTACATATTCTTCAAATGGAACCATTTGTACTCCAAATTTCATATGGTTATCTTCTGAATCAGGTATGTTTGAGGTTCCTGACATCCATATGTATGTTCCTTTCATTGCCACCTTGGTAAAATCCGGGTCTTTTACAACCATACCTACATGTGAAAAATCGCTTTTTGTTGCAAATTTTATTAACCAACTCAAAAGTCCCCAGTTTTTATATTCTAAATCATCACACAATATCAAATCTCCTGTTTTCACCAAATTTATTATCTCCTTCTTTTCCTCCATGCAATTTATTTACTTTTTGTTTATACAAATATAAATTCATTTTATCCTTTATCATTATCCCAACCAACCTACAATATAAAATAATATGAATAATATGAATAATATGAATAATATGAATATGAATAATAGCAACTACATTGTTGCCACCGCACCTCCTATGGATGAAGACGAAGTAACGATTGGCATTTATTATCAACCGCCTCCAGCTTATTCAAACTACAGTCAAAGCTGTTATTCACAGCCAAAGTATCCTCCTCCGGTATATTTGCAACCACAACCACAACCACAACCACAACCACAACCACACCTACAACCACAACCACAACCACAACCACAACCACAATCTAATAAAAACAAAAAAGATGAATGTTGTTGTGTTGGACTCATGGCATTGTTTTGTTTTTGCTGTTTTGCAAATATTGACGGATAAATAATTTAGATACAATATAATGTATTATATAAAATGCCGTATATTTTAGAAGTGCAACGATTTAATAGCGATGGACATATTGCTTATCCAGAATGGAATGGAAAAAGCGAACATATAGGTTACATTAATAAAGTATTCAAAACAAAGCAAGAAGCTAGTGATTATTATGATAAGTTTAATCCACATATGCGTTCATTAAATGCTCATAAAAATTGGCGTAGCGATTGGGACCCTAATACATATTTAATGTATATTGTAAGAGAACATTTCTATGAATATAAAAAAATCTCACCATTTGAAGATAACAACAAATAATCATTAATTAAAAATCGGCGTTTGAAATGTAAAAAGGTGTAAATGATATTTAATTTATAAATAAATATAACTATATGTATTTATGAACATAAAATGGCATTCCTAATACAATGTATTTTATAACTTCTCGCCGGTTGGCACAGATGACACGGGTGACACAGGTGCTACGTTTTCTTCAACAACAGATGCAGGTGCTACAGGTCCCTGTGCTACGTTTTCTTCAAGAGATGCAGGCGCTTGTTCAACAGATGCAGGTGCTACAGGTGCAGGTGCTACGTTTTCTTCAACAGGTGCAGGTGCTACAGGTGCAGGCGCTTGTTCAACAGGTGCAGGTGCAGGCGCTTGTTCAACAGGTGCAGGTGCAGGCGCTTCTTCTGCAGCTGCTTCTTCAGCTTCAAGAGGTGGTGCTTCAACCACTTCAGATGCATCCTTGTATACATCGCGCAACTTGGTTTTAAAATCCGATTCGGTAATCACAGATTCCCATAATGACAAGGTACAATCAAAGTCAACAAAAAAATGAGTACATCCACGCATTTTGTCAATTGTTAATTTGTGTTTATCAATATTGAAGTCTGTATAAAAAGAAAGTAATTCATCATTCAATGCGTATATCAATGATGCAAGCAAATTTAATGAAATCAACGTATAACGTAGTCTAATTAAGGATTTATGTCTAGGTAATAAATTTATGAAAACGTTGTTTGGGTTCATTGCAAAACCTTCGGCTCTCATGTCCATGTTCCTGTTCATATTTGTATGAGTCACCAATTGACAATAGACCTTGCTGACGACTCCCCTAAAGTTTTCCGAATAATCATCAAAAAACACACCTTTTGATTCAGGATTATCACTCATTATCTGATTTATCACTACTGATTTGTCAACTGAGTCGTCCTTTCTATCACTTCGCATGAATAAGACATCCTCAATATACGGGTCATCACCTAATAACTCAAGCAACTGAAGAGTTCTAATGACACCAGGAGGATCGCCACTATTCGTGACGACGTAAACTTTTATTTTTTTTTCTTTACAGATTTCAAATACTTTTCCCCATGCATGTGCATGATACATGCTACCATAAATGTATGTTTTAAACTGATCCCATATATCATCATCTATTATGGTCCAACGATTTATTTGATTTAATGATGGGTTCGTTTTATATGAAGTATTCATTCCTCCCATTTTAGACCGCTTGAGAGATTTTCTACGGAATCTGATACCATGTTGATTTTTTTTGGTGGATTTTTTGTATTTTTTATTATTTTTTTTGATATTTCGTTTTGATTTCATTTTTATTCAATGACATTATAAATTAATTTCATAGAAAAAATTAAAAAATAATATATATTATAATTTCTTATTAACACGCACGAGTCGCATTTAATGGAAGTGAATAAACGTACACATTTGGAAGGAGGGGGAACTCCCTTAAATAATATTTTGGACAAAACAACAGTATCCCCAATCTCCCAAATCTGCAAGTGTCTTCCAATTGTCAATAAAGCAATAAATAAAAAAAAAATAAATGAGTATAGCTCAATTTTATCGTATCGTATGCGCTTCAGTGCAACTATAAAAAATGCAGTTGGCAAAAAAGCACAATCATACAAGACTGCAAATGAAATATTGAATGAATATGGACGTTGGAGTGGTGCACCAGGTGGTTATGGCGCATCTCCAAAAAACAATTTTTAATTTTTTTTTCTTTAACTAAAATATAACATTGATATGAAAAATAATAAACGTCAACCAGATGGGTTTTATCACATAAATGGAAAAAAATATCAAGAGTTACGTGGTTCGCGGGCTCAAGTTTTCCATGAAACTGCGTATAAAACCGATGGAACTCCTGGTCTAACTAAAGATAAATTACTTCTTAACAAAAATGGACGAATTGTTAGCAAAAAAAAGCACAACACTGCGAAAAAAGAAAAGCGATTACAAAAACATGGTTGGACTGCTAGAAAAGGAAAGTTTGGTGCAATTCGCATTTCTGAGTTGAAGAGAACCCGAAGTCGCAAAAATCGCAAAATTTGATAAACCAATCAGATAAATTAAGAAAAAATCTTTATTTTTTTATTTTATTTGTGTTTGATTTTGAAACACAAATAAATGGTAAACGAATTTAGTGTCTTTTTTTTGTGAATCGCATTGTTTTGATTTTATTTATTTTTTTAGTACGGCGGTTAATTTTTCTACTAAAATTGCGGGTTTTATTCCATTTTTTCAAAGGTAAACGTTTAATTGTATTCTTGTAACCACCCTTTGATTTTTTGCTACTGGTTATATACTCATAATAATTCAAAATGACACGTCCAATTTCTTCATTGATCAAATCTGTGTATTGGTCATACGGTAGTGTTTCAATTTTTTCTTTGATTTCAACATTGTCATTGAAAAGTATACTCAAAAAAACTGGAAATATTTGTTCCTTGAACGCATCTTCATACAATCCAGAAACACCCACATAATAGGGGGTTGGAATTCCATTAAAGTGGATGTGATTTTTCAATGGAGTAAATAATGATTCAAACAAGTCCTTGAATTTCATCAGTTTTTTGTCGGGAGTTATCTGAATCAACTCATGATAAATTGTTAATACATTGTTAGGAAAAATCTCCATATCCTTGAAATCAAGAGTTTGACTTGAGTCCCCTATTTTTGTTATTTGATCCAACATTGAATAATAAAAAGATTCAACTTCAGATGAAAATTTTATTTTTGAAAAAATGTGTGTCAACCAAGAATTGTAAGGGCGTTGAGGAGACATGTATGTTGAAATGAGTTTTTTCATATTGGAACTTACATTGATGTTGTATTTCATTGTTTGACTTTTTTTAAAAAAGTCTATCAACTTCATGCCAACTGTTTTTCTGAATTTCAAGGGAGATAGATTTGCAAATGGGTCAGGCAAATTAACAACCATTCTTCCAAATTCTCGCAGACCATTCAAAAAAATAGTCCGATCTTTTTGCAAATCAACTGCACTAATGCCAATTGCAGCTAAATTACCTTGTTCCATGTAATAATTCTGGTACAAGCCATCCATTATTTTTCGCAAAAACTTCACAGTAACTAACAGCTCACTTGGAATTTCTTTAAGTATTCTCAAAACTTGCAAACAGTATATTTCAATAAAAACTTGTAAACGTATAAAATCTTTGGGATTTTTTCTAGCCAAAAATATGCGCGTAAATAATGATTTTCCTTCGTCGCAAAAAATGCAAATTACATCCAACATGGCAGTTTTAAGTGAAATCATGTTTTCATGCATGAACTGTATTTCAACCATTTCTCTCAAATTGGATGGAGGACTCGGCTCATTGTTTGGATACAATGATTTCAAATATAATTCGTAAAACTCCCCGATATTCTTTTTAACAAGGTCAATTGGTCGCATGTGGTAACTATCCGGTAATTCTTCATTCAAAAGGGGATGAGATAACTGAGAGAAACATTGTACTTCATGAGAAACTAATTCAACACTTTTATTCTTTTGAAGAAATTTACTTATTAATCTGGTGTTTGCATCATTTTTCATGTTTCCATACATAAACAAGGTCATGGAGTCTGAAGATGGAACAGATAGTTGAAATGATATTTTTTTGAAAGATTTCAAGATTTCAGTTTTATTATAAAGTTGCGGTCGATGAAAAAAATTGTCATACATTAAAATCATATACAATGACAACACTGACAAAAATTCACGTGAAAGGTCGCCAAATACAAAACAGTCAATATCATTCATTGGAATGCTTTTGCATTTTTGTTTTAATAGTTCCATGTCAACTTCAGAGGTTGCCTGAATTTCATCGCTGAACATATTCATCTCACAATCATTCATAAAATCTTGTATGTGATGAGATAGGGCGGCACCTCCGCTCACAATAATATTTCCAATATTTTTATTGTGAAGTGCTTCATTTATTCCAGTCAACACGCTAATAAAAATGTCTAAACGTGTCAATGGAACAGAATTAATGAATAATGGTCCTTTTTTTTTTGAACTAACTGCAACTTCATTGAAGTATTCGCCATATTGTCCACTTGGAAATACATCAAAAAAATGCCGCCCATCAATGGTCATTATTGATGGGTTTTGAATGATGGCAATCAACACTGTTTTGATGATTGATGAATGCAGCATTGAATCCAGTGGTTTAATCAACTTATCACATAATTGGGTTATAATTTCATTTGGAACATTTGTTTCAAAATATTTGATGCACGTTTCATTGACTCCTCTTGCTATCAAAACATTTACTTGATTATACGGATCTTTTTTGTTTTCTTCCGCGTGCTTCAACAGTTGCATTGTCAAATCCAAAAAGTTGTAAGGACCAATTTGTTTGCCATTATATGGAAAGGGTTCAGATTCAATCGCAAATAATGCGGCTGGCAATAGAGATATTGTCACTGAATCCAAAACCTGTGCTTTGAATACATCCACACTAAAATTGCCAATTGATAATTTCAAACAACATGCGTTGCTTGTTGTGGATAGACTCAAACTATAATGACTAGAAACAACAATTTCTTCTAACAAAGCATCATGCACAACGTCAACAATGTCATTTAGTTGTAGGACAAACAAATACAATGTACAACAGCTGACAAATTCTGACAAGTGATTAAGATTGAAATTACTATATAAAACAATTGGAAATGATGATAAGTCACTCTGGTCTGTGTCAAAATCAATAAAATTTTCATATGATGTTAGTCGTTTATATGACATTTTTTTTTTTGACAATTTATTTTCAATTGCAATTATGCACCTTTGTAACAATTCAGAATTTTGATTAAATTGTTGAATTCCCATTTCGGTCAACTCCCTTACATTCATCAGTGTTGTTGAAGGTTGTGGTATAGACGCCGAATCATCTTTTATTTCGGGTTTACTGATTGGGTTCAATGATGTTGGATCAACCACCGGTCTGGGTTCAGATTCAACGCTTGTTTCAATTACCGGTGCTGACGCTGCAAGTCTGGGTTCAGATTCAACGCTTGTTTCAATTACCGGTGCTGACGCTGCAAGTCTGGGTTCAGATTCAACCCTTTTTTCAATTACCGGTACAAGTCTGGGTTCAGATTCAACCCTTTTTTCAATTACCGGTACAAGTCTGGGTTCAGATTCAACACTTGTTTCAATTACCGGTGCAAGTCTGGGTTCAGATTCAACACTTGTTTCAATTACCGCTGCAACAGGTGCATTGGTTTCAAGTTGGTTGCTGGGATTAGTGGAAAATACACTTTTTTCAAAATTGTGAAAAGCATCGCCTGCAATGTTTCCGATGTTTTCAGCAGTTTGAGACAATGATGATAGGATAGAAGGTTTTTCATTTTGTATACTTGTCTCTAAAGATGAATTTAATGGTGTTAATTTATCTGCCATGCTTTATCAATTAAACAAAACTTTTCTTTAAAATATATAAATATTAGTATTTTAAAGAAAAGCCGCTAGCGGTTTTCAAGCAGTGTGCCACAATTCACTTCCAACAAATATGGGTGTTGGCCGAGGTACGATATTAGGTTGAAAACACATGTTAACATTTTTATGTGAAGTAACTAACCCAAGTGCATTTTTTGATGAATTGAAACCTAAACTTACACTTCTTCCTCCTGATTTGCCGTAATTTTCTCCTATGTGTCCTCCAAATCTTCTCCATTTGTCAAGTGAAGTATTGTATTGATACACGCGAGTTACTCCTTTTTTATTTTCTAATAACTTGTATTCAGGAACCCCAATTGCAAGACTATGCACATTCTGATGAGTTACTAAACTCACCGAAGTTCCACTCAGTTCATCAACTGTTTTTCCAACTATGGATTGACCCAATTGGATCAAAACATCATTACCATTATCATCATTGATGGTGTACACTTTGGTAACTCCTCTTTTACTATTATAACCAGGTGTACCTATTGCAATTATATTTGAGGATAAATTCACAGAAGTTCCACACATATCATTATCTGCTGCACCAATGTATTCTTTTACAATATTGTTCCACGAATTATTATTATTGTTGTACTTGTACAATCTGGTAATTCCTTTATTGGTTTGGTATCCTGGAACACCAATTGCAACTCTATGCACATTTGAATGACTTCCTAAGCTGATAGAGATTCCTAACACCCCTAGTTCATTAGCATTGAATAATGTTACATTCTCATTATTCTGGAGGTTCCACTTTTTTGATGTATTATCATAAATATAGACTCCAAATGCAACTGTAGTAAGGTTAGAGTCAACATAAGCAATTGCAATCATTGTCCCATCTTGAGACATGCTAATAGCATACACCTTTTTATTTAAATTTAGGATGTTACGAAGTGTGTACACAGAATTCACAGAATTATATTCATATGTATACATAAGGTTATTACTACATAACACAACGAATGAACCATTTGAAGAAATGCCAATTGCTCTTCCAAATTCTATTTCATCTTTTTGAATTGTCTGGGACATCCATGAAGATGATTGAGTGTTGTATCTAAAAATTACACATTTTTTTTCTATCTGGTAATCCCCAACTACAAATGTCATTCCATCTGAAGAAATAATTACATTTTTATGGGTGTTTACTGCAGAAACATAAAGATCATCTAATT